ACCTTTTTGTTTAAATTCTATAAAGTTCTCGTCTATATCCCATTCTTTCCAACTTTCAATGTATTGGTGTGTTGTTCCGTAATTTGTTCTAATACTGTACATATTTATTAAGTTTTGTAATTATTAATCCGTTACTATTCATAGCCAAACCGTTAGGCACAATTAAGAAAAATACTCTTTTGCCAATTTATCTATGAGTTTTATGGCTTCAGCTTCTTCAGCATAAAATACCATTGATGAACTACCACCATTAATCCTACTTGCTACCCAAGCTCTTAAATGGCTGTCAATTAAATCATCATGGCTCAATTTACCTCCTGCTGTTATAAAATCTCCATCTTTTTTAATCGCTTCATTGAAAATGCGATAAAACTCTGTCTTGTGTTTTATTAATTTCTGCTTTAATCCCATAATTAACTGTGCCTAACAAAGTATATAACACATAGCTGTTAGGCTATTTTTTAACTATGTGCTTAATTATTAATTTATTTTCTATCTCAAAGGTCTGTGTTGCTAAGTGTCATATACAAACCGTTACCTACAATACTAAAAAAGAGTAGGTGCATTTTTTCTATCTTTTAGTTTTTTGTTTGCTTTGTCAAAGTAGGTTTTATCAATTTCAATTCCTACTAAATCAATTTTTCGGTTATAACAAGCAACCGCAATGCTTCCACTTCCCAAATGAGTGTCAATTATTTTTTCATTTTCATTAACATAGTTATCTAAAAGCCATTCATATAAAGAAATTGGTTTTTGACAAGGGTGTATTTTCGGCTCACCACTATTTACATAAGCATCTATTCTACTTTTATTATATATCTTAAAAGTATTTTTACTGCATTTTGCAAGTTCGCCTTGTTTCATTGTTCCATTTTCGCCTTTATTCCATATAATAACACCATTTAGTTTTACATCAAAAAAATAATTGCCACCCCAAACAATTTGATTTTTACTTATTCTAAAAAGTTCATTCCAGTATTCAATATCAGGAACAGAACTATCCCAATTTGTATCGTGGTATTTCTTCCATTTACCACCATTGCTAATCCTTTCATTTTCTGCTTGTTTATTCTGTTCCTTATCGTAGTTAATACCATAAGGTGGGTCAACTATTGCCCAATCAAATTGATTATCCTCGCATTGCTTCATAAAAAGCAAACAATCGGTGTTCAGTAATTCTATATTTGGTTCAGTCATAATTCATTTTTTTAGTACAGTAGGTAACAACGTATAAAGTGCATTAAAACGCACCTTATACAATGCGTTACCTGTAATTTAAGGTAAGTACTTTTTTGCATCACCATAGTATTCATTCCAAAGGTCTTTTATATCATCAGTCACCGCAAACCAATTGAGTTTTTCTTTTACATAAATAGCGTCTAAGACATCACTTTCACATACAGATTTTTTAATTAACTGAATAGCTAGGTTTGCTTTCGCTAAATCAAAACTACAGGTAACACCATGTAAAATTAATACTTGTTCTTGCTCTTTTGCAATGGCTTCTGTTTCTATGTCACATTCATTACACATTGCTCGCTCTTGTTCATCAATTTCATTTAGGTATTTTTTACATACCACACAATTTTCTATTTCCATATTTATTAAATTTAGTCATTAATTAATCGTACTAATCTTACACATTCTAGTTATGCACCATATTCACGATAGTACGCCTTCCCATCCTTTTTGTTTTTTAGATTAACAGAGAATTTGCCCTCAGTACATTCTACATCCCAATCTTCGTCTTTCTCTTCGCCTTTTGCTCTGTTAAAAAACAAAAGCCTATTGCAGTCACAAGAGTAGTTGTTCTCTTCCCAATTAAAAACAGATGGATGTTCGTCACCTATTTCTAAAATTTCGTGAGTTTCATATTCTCTTATTTCACCAGTATCATTTTTTCTAATTTCTGCAATACATTCTACCAAAATACAGTTTTTTATTTGGTGGCTTTCTTCTTTTACTTCTATCCAATCCATCTGTTTTTAATTTAAGTTTTATAAAAAATACGGTGCATAACAACACCTATAAATCATTGTTCCGTTGCACTACACAACGCTTCATAGCCAAACCGTTGTAATCACATTTAAAAACGTGTTACAACAAAGGCTATAAATAATAACTACTTATAGATTGTTAAAATTTGGCTTTTGTGTATAATCAACAAATCACCTTTTTGTTTAAATTCTATAAAGTTCTCGTCTATATCCCATTCTTTCCAACTTTCAATGTATTGGTGTGTTGTTCCGTAATTTGTTCTAATACTGTACATATTTATTAAGTTTTGTAATTA